TCAGGGCTGAGTAGCTTTCTCCGTTACACCCAGCTGGGAGAGTGGCGAAAGCCTCAGAGCAGACTCCAGGTGATCCGGCGACAGGTGCGCATAGCGCATGGTCATCGTGATCGACGAGTGCCCCAGGATCCGTTGCAAGCCGAGAATGTCACCACCGGCCATCATGTAATGACTGGCGAACGTATGCCGTAGGATGTGGGTCATCTGGCCCGGGGTGTCGAAGCCACAACGCTTGTATGCACACCTAAAGGCCGACCGGCAGGGCATGAATAGCCGACCGTTTCCAGGCATGCCCACCTTCAACGCCAGATCCTCAACATCCTTCGGGATCGGTACGGATCTCGACTGTCGATTCTTGGTTCGGTGGAAGTGAGCCTTGCCCCCATAGATCGCGGCACGGGTCAGCGACTCGGCTTCGTCCCAGCGGGCACCGGTAGCCAAGCAGAGCAGGGCGACGGGGTAGGTGTGATTGTTGGTGGAGCGCTTGCACTCTTCGAGCAACTGGCGGATCTGCGGCAGCGTGAGAAAGGTCAGCTCTACCTGATCGGTCCTGATCTGCCGGACATTGGCGAGCGGGTTCTTTCCTACCCAGGCACCGAGCCGGATCAGTTCCGAGAACACGGCGGACAGGTAGCGTTGCTCGTGGTTGACCGTATGCGGAGACGCCACTTTCAACCGCTGTTGCCGATACCGCGCCCAGGCCAGTGCGTCGAAGGACGAGGCGAGCGGATCGCCAAGCCGTTTCGCGATCGCCAGCGTTCTCGACAAGCGTGTCTTCTCGTCTTTGAGCGTGCAGCCGTGCAGCTGATGCCAGAGGTTCACCAGATCCGAGAGCCGATCATCCAGCGGTCGCCCGGTTTGCGTCAGGCTTTTGAAGAAATCCGTCTCGTATCGCTGGGCAGCGGCCTTGGTCAGAAAGCCTTTCTTGCGAATACGGCGTCCGCTTCTCCCGTTTTCGTAGAAGTCAGCCGTCCAGGTCTTACCGTCCTTGCGTGCCGTCATATAGCGCGACCCCATCGCACATGCCGTTCCTGGAGCAGGTTCTTGATGTGCTTGTACAGATCACGCTCCGTCATATCCTTCGAGGCGTAGTGATCACGAATCACCGGCCAGCATTCCCATTCCTTCAGTCGATCAAATGCGGTCTTAGCGCCCACTCGCTCCCGTGCCAGCAGGCTTACGAAGTTTCCCAGGAACAGCTCCACGTTCTTGCCCGAGAAGCCTCGAGAGGTCTTGTAGTAGCGCTTGTATTCCGTTTCATCGACCAGCGAGTCGACCGGCACATCGACACGAATGTCGTCGCGGATCAGGGTCCAAATCGGCTCGAAATAGCCGGGGCGGGCGAGCAGCTTGAATTGACCCAGCCCGTAGCGCCACAGGCCATCCAGATGGGCCGAGAACGCGGCATAGGAGTCCGTTTCAAGGGCTAGGCCGGTCCTTGCGTCAATCGAGCCGCTGGCGAATTGTTGGATCACCGAATGGTGATAGCGCAGCTCGATGCGCCATACATCTTGAGTCGGGTCGTAGTTCTCGGGGTCGGCTGAATCGAACGAATCCCGGCGACGCCAGACGCTTTCCCAGAAGTCGAGCTTATCGGTTGCACGGGCCTGTTCAGTTTTGTTGTAGATACACAGCTGGACGCCACCTGCGGAACCGAACATGGACGTTTCACCACGACCGTAGACGCTGGACTTGGTGGCCCACTCGATCTGGTTGATACCCGTGATATCTCGGTGCGTCCTGGCGCGACAGTGCAGACGGGCTACCAGATCCACCGGTGGCTGCCAGCCCTGGAGATCCAACGCCAGATGGACAGCGCACTGGTTGCGTTCGCGGTGTGTCATTACGGCTGCGGCGTAGTAGTCCATCCGCTCTTGCAGGCGCTCAGGCGACAGCGCGTCGATGGCGTGCGGTGACACTTCGATTTTCAGGTGTGGGCCGATCTGTTCCAGCTTCGCGTTGAAATTCTTGATGAGCAAAATGAAACCAAGATCAGCGTTCTGGAGCTTGTACTGGTACCCCGAGTCCCGACCTACACGACCGGCATGCCAGAACTCTCCAGCGAACTGGACCATTGCGCCCGGTTTCTCGAATAGCGCCATGATCTCGGGGCGGATAAGTCCGCGATACAGCTGGCGGACCGTATCGACGCCGCAACGCAGCAAGCGGACCTTGGATAGATCGACTATCCGAGCGGTGCCCGGGTCGACGAATAGTCTGCTTTTCGAGTCTTCCAACCCGGTCATGAGGTCGATCCGTTTGAAGTCCTTATTGGCCATTCCGTTTTCCCCTTTACTGTGGATTACTCTGGTTGCTTAGTAGTGGTTATCTGACGTGTTACAGGGACGTCAGCGGGGCGCCGCCGCGCCGACGCCGGCGCCCGATGCGCTACGCTGGCGAGCGCCGGCGTCTGGCTCGCGGCGCGTAGAACTGAGCGACGCCACTGGATCAATCACGCTGGTAACCGCTCCACGGCCCGTCCAGGGCGTGATGCGTTCGCCGTCTATGTCGCAGTACATATCCATCTGCCCGGCGAAGAAGCGGCACTCCCCGAGCGGTACAACGCGGGTCAGGCCGCTGTTCGAGACGAGGACGACGCGGGCGGTCTTGCTCACTGGCTTGGCGTTTCCGGTGTTCTGCCAGTAGATCCCGTCTGGCTCCGGCTCTTGGGGCGCAGGTGGTCGCCATGAGCCCACCGGGGCCATGACGTAGCCGCCCACGCGCCATGTCATCGACATGACCGGCCCTTCTGGTTTGGTGTACACGGCGGTAGCGGCGCGGGAGGTGCGCGACGGTGCGGGCTGGGGTTCAGGCGTTGCCACGGGTGCCGGCTCGGATGGTTTGGGTACGACCGGCGTGCTGAAGAACGAGCGCACGCCCATGACACCGAAGACACCGCACACGGTGACGATGCCGATCAGCCCCCAGAGGCCCCAGGAGCGCAGCAGCGAGGCGCGCCCATCGGCTTTCGATTCATCACCCACATCGCCCGTGGCCGATTGCGTGGCCGACTTGTAGTAGCACCACACGGTGGGCTTGAAGGTCCCAGCGGTCTGCCGCAATAGAGCGGTTTTCGGTGGCCGCTGGCCCTTGGCAGCACCCCGGTAGATATCGACCCGGTAGTACTTCTTGGACTTCTTGACGATGCGGTAGGTGGTTTCGACCAGAAGGGTGACCCAGGTCGCGATCTGCTCCAGATCCTGGGTGACCAGCACCACGCGCATGGACTGGCCCTGTTCATCGACCCGGTGGCGGTGCTCGGCGAGTAAGGCTTTGTCTTCGAGTGCCGCCGCGTTGGTCTTCTGCCCCTTCGGCCAGCGCCGCCAGAGTTCGTCGAGGACCAGCACGCAGCCGTTGGGGGCCAGCTCGGAAAGATCGCGGCGCTCGAACCAGTCCGCCGGTAGCTGGGCGATGGTGCCGCCGAACTCGGCCAGCAAGGCATCGACCTCGAGCGGGATGTTCGTCACCACATGCCGGCCCTGTTTCAGGCTGGGGATAATGACGTGTTCAACGACCCCGTAGGTTTTGCCATGGCCGGGCATGCCGGTGTATGCGTCGATGGCCATAGGTCACCCAATGATCGGCAGACGGCGGATGACGAAGCGGATCAGGTAGGCCAGCAGCACCGTGGTGACGCCGAAGTCGAGCCGGAACATGGAGGCGAAGAACTGCACCTCGGACGGGATCGACTGCATCGCATTGCCGGCCTGGTAGAAGAAGTCCGGCACCGGAATGGCGTTGAAGAACGAGACGATGCCTTCGGACAGTTGGTAGAAGATCCACTGCGGCAGGGTTTCGATGAAGTCGATGACCGAGTCGAAGGCATCCTGCAGCCATTGCAGCAGTTTGCCGGGGAAGGCCCACACCCAATCAATGAAACGACCTAGCTTCTCAAGCATGGCGGCACCTCACGAGGACAGGACGATACGAACGCCCAGCAGGCACCAGACGGCCAGCATGAGCGCGGAGAAGATTCCGGAGATCTCGCCCCACAGGGCGCAATGACCATCGAAGGTGATCGGCTTGCCGAACAGGGTCACCGTTCCAGACGGGCAGGCACCGGAGCCGGACGGAAAGGAAATGGCGCCGACCGCGCTGCCAAGGGGCGAGTTACGAATGCCGTCGAAGACGCGGGACAGGGATTCGTCGAAGCCCGGCACCTTGTCGGCGCCTTCGAAGTAGGTCGGTGCGACGAACGAGCAGTCACCGCCATCGCAGAAACCGGGGCCGGAGCCTTCGCCTTCTTCGTCCTCGCCTTCGCCGTCACCAGTACCGGTGCCACCATCGCCACCGCCCGAGCTGCCGCCGTCACCGTCGCCGCCATCACCGGAGCCGTCGCCATCACCCGAGCCGCCATCGGAACCGCCATCACCAGACCCGCCCCCGCCTGAGCCACCATCACCCGAGCCATCGCCGGGGTCAGTGGGATCGGTTGGGTCCGTTGGGTCGGTTGGATCGGTCGGGTCCGGGTCTGGCGGCGTGTTCGGGGAGCAGAAGGTGCCGTTGTAGGTGTAGCCTTCGGGGCACTTGTCGCCATCCTCGGGCGGCGGTGTGTCGTCCGGGTCCTGGGTATCGCCCTCGGACGGGTTGCCAGGGGTCTGCAGCGTGCTTTCGTTGCACTCGATGCCGTTGCCGGTATAGGCGTAAACGCCGAATACACCGGGCGGGTTGCCGCTGGTGTAGACGTAGACGTTGGAGGCCGGGGTATAGGTGAAGGCGTACTGGCAGCCGTTACCGCAGACAGACCCAGGCGGGTCGATGGTCGGTTGGCCTACAGCGGCCTTCATCAGGTGTTCGTGGCTTACGGTCTGGCCGTTGGTGGCTTCGCATTGGTTTGGCTCTTCTGGCCCAGGTACACAGCCTCCGGTCGTGGCGTCGTAAACCTGGCCGGTAGGGCACGAGTCACCGCCTCGATAGATGATGTAGGTGCTGACGTTGGTGTCCGAGGGTTGGGACGCGTTACGGCATTTGGCTACCGCTTCGTTATCGAACGTCACGACGTGCGTCAGGTGCGTATCGCCAGGGCGCCATGACGGGATACTGAAGGAGCCTTTGTAGAACTGGCAGACAGCATCAGGTGTAGGGAAAGTCTTGGTGTACCCACTTCGAAACCAGTGGTAGTCGACGGCATAAGCGCCTTGGGCGAGCGACAAGAGGACCACAGCGCAGAGCAACAACAGGCGAACGGCTTTCATCCCTACCACCTCGAAAAGATCGCGTAAGCGCAGGCCGATCCGATGCAGAAGAAGGCGAACTCCCAGAGCGCTTGCATGGCTACCTCGCTAAGAGAAAGGCCGGCACTAGGCCGGCCCGGGTTGCTGGTGAGCGTTACGAACGCAGGAAGCCGAGGACGACGCGGGCTCCCTTGATGCCGGCGTATACCGCTGCCAGCAAGGCTGCGACGGCGAGGACGCCGGTTGCGATGGTGGAGAAGTCCACATCGGCGGTGAGGGTGCTGTAGTCCCAGCCGGCGGCGTGGGAGGCAGACGCCGCGATGGCGAAGGGAACGGCCAGGGCCAGATCGCGGGAGATGCGTTTGATGTTTTGCATGGTGGTCACTCCAAATGGGTTTTCAGGCGTGCTTGAGGAAGTCGAGAACGGCCTTACAGCCGATGCCGATCAACAGCACAGTGGTTACGAGGGTGAATCCGATCCCGAACACCTGGGCCAATACCGCGGGGTCCAGCTGGCTGGGGTCGAACTGTTCTGGAAGCTGGACCAAGACCCAGCCTCCGGAACACAGGGGCGCCCCGCCTGCATCGACCGAGACGGTGCCGTCGCAGGTGAGCGCGTAAGTCATTCGCCGGCCTGCTCGAGGTCGGCGGGTTGTTCGGAGGGTTCGCAGTCGGGGCAGACGGCGAAGTGGGGCGGCAGGCTGAGGTCGGGCAGCAGGTCGCTTTGCGGCGCGGGCAGCGCCATGAGCTTGCCCATGTCGTTTCCGCAGCAGTCGCAGTACACCCGGTCATCGATCAGCATGGCCGCCCCTCCCGGTTAGTTGGCCTTGGCCGGTTCCGGCTGGGTGCCGGCTGGCTTGGCGGTTGGGGTCGGTTGTTGGGTGGGCTTGGCGGCCTGGGTGGCGGGCTTCACCGATTCCAGGTGCAGGCAGAGATTGTTGCCCTTCTGTTTGCCGGCTCGGGCAACCTCGAAGTGGATGCGGACAGTTTCCAGCGGTTCGAAGTTGGCGCCCGAGGCGAACACTTCGTCGGCCACTTCCAGGGGAACATCCATGCTGACGATGGACAGGCCGTTTTCGGTCTGGCCGTCCGGCTCATCGCCATAGAAGACTTTGACGATCTTTACTTCGCTGCCGTTTTGGCTGAAGGCGAGTTTCTGAGTGCCGAGAAATGCAACTTCCATAGTCGAACGTGCCATTTGTGTTTCCTCTCTCTAGTTGCGCTTTATTGCGCGGCTTTGCTTTCTGCAGGCCGAGCGATCCCGAACCGGTGAACTCGCAAGTTCGCCGAGGTGATCTGTTACTTGGCCTACTGGTTAAAACGTCGCGTTGTGCGTGTTCTCTAGTTGGTTAACACCAAGGGCTTTGCCCTTGTCATCCCACTCTTGCCGCCGAGGGCTCGGGAGCGCGGGGCGGTGAAGCTGCCCCACACTCACGAGCGAAGGCTGTTTCTGTTCGTGCAGGGTCAAGGGTTCGCTGCGCCCGTGCTTCCGTTCGCCGGATCGGTGAAGCGTGATCCGACGAGCCGGGAGCGCGGCCCTGGACCTGTTCGGCATCTGCGGGGGCGGTTTCGTCTTGAAGTGCTCGGCGCTGGACCAGATGTAAGACCTCGACGATGTGCAGGGCAACGAGGACGACCACATAGGGGCTGTCAGAGATTCTCATGCCATCACCCCACCAGCTCGAACGGTTCGTGAATCGGCACATAGGGCGTTGGCTTGCCCGAGTCGTAGATAACGCTCCGCCACTTCGCGGGGCGGGCGGGTGGCGTGTGCTTCTCGCAGATAAAGGCCGGTTCCACTGTCCACTCCGAGACCAGAGGCTTCCAGGTTCCACCGATGCAGCCCATTTGCAGCGTGCGAATCGGCCGCGCAGAGGCGGGGCGGCATTGGGCGCAGCGTGTGGACGGGGAGGGAGCGGGGTTCGCCACTTCGCGTCCGGACCAGCAGACAGAGCAGTCGCAGTCCGGTGCGTGCAGAGGCTTGCGGCCATACGTCATAGGTCATGCCCTCGCCGTTGGGAGCAGTCACGATGGTCATCATCGGGCGTACCACCCTTCGCGGATAATCTGGAAGCGCTCACGGGCGCTTTCCTGGGCAAGCAGCGAGTCCAGCGGATCGTCAGCGACGATCTCGGAAACCACGGCATCTATATGGCGATGGCATTCGGTGCGCGACTTGCCTTGCGCCAGAACATTCCACTTCACGCACTGGCTCGGGCCGTGCAACGAGGCGATGCGCAGGGTGCAGGGGCGGTTACTCATCGGCGTAATCCCCCTGGCAGAACACCGACTTGCCCCGCTCGATGTCGCGGCGGATGCGGTGCAGGTTGATGACGCGGCGGCGGCCGATCTTCACGGTCGGGAGGGTGTAGGTTTCCACCCAGCCGCGCACCACGTCTTCGGTGATCTGCTCGACGCCCATCATTTCAGCCAGCACGAGCTGCGTGCAGAACGGCGCTTCCCGGAAGCTGACGATCCGTTCGGCTTGGCCTTCGATGGTTAACCCCACTACACCAGACTGTTCCATAGCTTTTGCCCTATAATCATCCGATCGACCACTAAGTAATACTTACTAAGCTGAGTGCATTATGCCTCATGCGTTACTGAGTACAAGCTATTAAGTAGATCATTTTAGAATGATAAAAGAACGGCTTATAAGCCTTTTTGATAGCAAGCGAACAAGTGTCTGGTTCGAGAAAGAAACCGGCATCGACCGGTATCGGTGGGGCAACATTCGCAACGGTAAAGCGCGTCTTTCTGATGCAGAGATCGAAGCTGTCGTGAAGGTCTTTCCCCAGTACGCTTTATGGCTCGTTACCGGCACCACCGCGCCCGAGTGTGGCCAGACAAGCCCCGAGTACGATGAGGCCAACCGAAACTTGACCAATCCAAACGCGGGATAGCGATCACACAGGAAGTAGCTAGGCGCTGGTACGCCCGAAGGATCGGAGGAGGGGACGGATATGGATATTGAACGTGCGCTGCTGAAAGCTGGCGTGACTGTGGCTGCGATGTTTGCCATCTACCAAGGCTCGCAGGGAATGCAGCAGTTCGCCAAGCAGCGTTCCGCTGAGGTGAAAGACAGGCATCGGCCAGAACGGCAAGAACCGTCAACCGATTATCTAGAGTCGCTCCGATTAGTAGAAGCAGAGCGCCGTCGCTCTGACGTGATTGCAACGGGTTCCTCGATATATCCCGATTTGCGGCAAGCGGCAGATCGCAGTCGTGGGGGCGAAAAACAATCTGAGTGA